TAGGAATCTTTTAAATTCCATTGACTTTGCAATCTGACCAAGCTTTGCTGCCATGAGCATAAGAGCCCTGTCATCAGTGATTCCGTCAAAAGAAAGTGCCATGCTTTCATCAAGCATGTCTGCCGCAATTGCATCATCAACTGCTGCAATAAACATTGAAAGAACCCTTACAAAATCTGTAGGAAGCTCTGTGATATTTTCTGTGATTTCTGGGTAGTCAGGAGACTGACCAAATAGAGGAAGAAGTACGTTGGTAGCTTTTACAAGCGGACGGAGTCCTTTAGGCGTAAACTTGCCTTTTGGTGCGATTGTTGCGTAGGTCTCATCGTCTGCTTCTGTGGCAGCATCACCCATACCAGAAGCTGGGCCTTCCATCTCTACTTCGATTTCTACTTTTGGCATCTTCTTCATCTTGTCGCCCTTCATCATTTTCATCATCTTACAATCGCCTCCTCAGTGTTATAGATATCGTCTACTCGGCCACTGAGACAATCCTCAGCACTCCAAGTTGCAGCAACTGCATCTTCAGGTTTCATAGTTTTTAGATTTTCCTGATATTTGTTTGCGTAATTTGCCTGTGCTTCCCATTTACTTGCAAGTTTGTTTTGTGTGGATTCAATCCATCCATGACCAAGGTCAGATTCTGCGATGAAACCTTTTGCCTTCATCGCCTTTGCTTCTTCATGTGTGTTTGCAACCTTACGTCCAAGAGCTGATGACCACTGACCACCGTCAAGACCATTTGACCAGCCCCCATGCCAAAGTCCTGGAGTCTTTGCTGGAAGTGAAGGGATTCTAAGTGCGTAAGTTCCATCTTCTCCAGTAAGTTTCTTTGGCACATCTACATTGCTTTTGAAGAATTTCTCAAAAACATCTTCTGTAGGAATGCCTTCTTGTGTGTAGATTCTAAAATCAAATAGTGGCACAGTTTACCTCTTAAAGTTTATTGACGATTTGTGCAGCTGAATTCATTTGTTCGGTCGGACCAGCTTCTAATCTACTTGCAGCAGCGCCGGTTGGAGCCTTTACAGCACCTGTTGGAGCCCTTGCAGCTGCGATTGCTTGTGCAGCTGCATCAGTAAATGTTTTTGGAAGCTCATAAGCTCTGACGATTTCATCTAGAAGCAAGTTACTTGGAACACCAAGAGACTGAAGAGTTGGAAGTAGAGCAACAAGATTCTGCTTCTTCAGTGCATCTGCAAGTGGCTGTGAGCCTTGGTCAAGAGCTGCAATTTTGAATTGCGAATCAATGTCTGTAGGTGTAATGACCACTGCTCGACCACCAGCTTCAACAACTGCACGGTCACCTTCTTGCGAAAGTAGGTGAACAAAGCGCAAGTAGCATTCTGTAATACCTTCAATAAGGTTGTCACGCTCTCTTGCAAGTTTGCCCATTTCAGAAGCTGCGTATGATGCAATAGCAGTAATTTCAGTTGCTGAAGCTTTAGTGGGTTGACCAGCGAATGCTTGAATAACTGAACCTCTTGTGATATCAGACTCGATGTAAGCTTGGTAACGGTCAAAGTTTGATGAGATTGGGGTCACCCCAACTTCTCTAATGACGCCATCAAGTGAGTCATTATCTACTGCAATCATAGCACCATCAACACCAGCTGTAATCTTTGCGAGAGCTTCTTCATCCATTGAGCCCTCTTTGTAGATGTACTGACGAGAGTCACGACGAACAGAGTTTGCCCAGTAGGTTCTGAGGATGTTCTTTTCGTAGAACTGGTCGTAAACACGACCCATAGCAGAAATGCCTTCCATAGGAGAGTCTGGGATTCTGCTGTAGTAGAGAGTTTTGATTGGAGGCAGTGGCTGATTGTCGTATGTTCTGAGAGGGATTTCAGCATCCTCTAGAAGAGATTCACCATTTTGCCACTGAGGAGACCAGAAGTAAACACGGTCCCTAACAAGGTCGTAAAGCTCTACAACTTCGATATAGAGGTATGAATCAGGTAGGTCATCGATTGAACGACGTGCCTGACCATTGTAACGAGGCTTGCTTCCATCCCCACCGTATTCGTCAAAGTAGTCCATCTTTGGAATTGCTGTGAACTTCTTGGCTCCATAGCGTTCTTTTGCTTCAGTCACATTCAGGTAATATGTGTGACCAATGTAGCGTTGCTGAATAGGAGAGCCTGCATCACGGTCTACAATTACTTCCCAAGGCGGAACTGCAACAACTTCAGACTTATCAAGCATTTTGTCAGTCTTCTGAGGGATTAGCTTTAGTGCTGAGTAGTCGTAAATTAGCGCAAGTCGAGATGCATTCTCAATCTGCTCTCTTTTCTGGTAGAGCCACCTGTTTGCAATTGCCTGAGCAGCTTCAGGATTTGCAACGCCAGTTCCAGTTGCAGCAATATCCTTACCGATTACAACTGCAGGAGCTCTTGTAAAAAGACTTGCAATGTAGGATTCGATGTAGGTGTAAGCATCTGGAGTTTCAACACGAATCATCGTGTCATCAGCTTGCAACGTTCTCCAGAATTTTGTCTCGTAGACATCTCGATACTTCCTCATCTCTGAGGATTTTTGCTGCCAATACTCTTCGTGCTCGCTCTTAATGATTCTGATGAGCTTGATGGTTTCTTCTTTGTTCATTTAGAAGCCTCGGTTAGAATTTCTAATTATAGGGGTTGTTATGACTGAGTGTATTCCAGCTCGAAAGAAAAACGGTGAGGTTTTAACAGGTCGTGGTGGAAGGGGGAAAGCGAGATGGTCCCTTCAAGAGAGAGAAGGTCCTCCACCATTTGAGAAGGCTGTTTGTAGACATCTCTGTGCGAATGATTCAACCGCTCCTAATGGGTTTGTATGCGTCCTTCATACGGTTTGGGGAACAGCGTCTGAAAATGCGATGGATAGGTCTCCTGAAATGAGAGCTAAAGTTGCTAAAAATCTGGTTATTGCTGGCAAAATCGGTGGTAAAATCTCTGTGCAAAGTCCTAACCATATTTCCAAAAGTCCTAACAGCCCTGCCAAACTGCAAGTAACATGTCCTCATTGCGGTAAGACTGGTAACAAGATGCCGATGTTGCGTTGGCATCTTGACCGTTGCAAGTTTAATACCTCCTCGTTGGACCACAACCCGCTCCATGATTGTGAATAATCTTCTGGACACGCCTCTGCTTAATCCAGTTTGGGAGAACCATTACATCTGGTAATCTAACTTTGTCTAAACAGACTGAAGCAAGTGCAAGGGCTACAGCAGAGTCTGAGTGACTTCCTGCTTCTCTTGGAAGTTCAATAGTACCACGTTCAGAAACTGTAATTGAACGCAGTTCTTCATACGTTAATTTATCAATATGGCGCATCTCACCAGATTGTATCACAGATTTTAACTTTTCGAATGCGAGAGCTTTTGATTTAGCAGATGTCACCCAATCCTTTCCGTCAGGACCTTTCCAAAATTTGCCCCAGCTCTCATGGCGCATCTGGTTAAGAACAATGCCACCGAAGTTGTTTGCTTCTACTAAGACAAGAGCGTTCTTGTAGTCTGTTGCAATGTCAATAACAACCTCAGACAAGTTTGTCGGCTCAACAGTGTTACTTCTCCATACTGCAACTGGTGAACCTGTCATTTTAGAGATGACGAAAATTACTGAGTAGTCTCGACCTACACCAGCTGCAACGTCAACGCCAATCGCATATGCATCATTCTCTTTTGGCTCTTCAAAGACTGACCAGGATGGGTCGTCAATTGTCAGGACATCAACATCTTTAAAGTCTTCTTCCTTGAAGTATGTAGCTCCTGTTACGAGATAGGCTTCTTCGGCTGAAGCAGGATATTCTCTTCTAAATTTCTCTATGCCTAATTTTCCGATTGTTGAACGTCGCCAAAGAAGCTGTTCTTCTGAAAGTTCGTACTTGTCGCGTAGTTCTTCTTCATCAGGACGCCAACTGAGGGGAATCGGTGAGCCGTCTTCTTCAAGTGGTAACGACATCTTGTAGGCCTTGTGACCCCACCAAGGGAAGAAGAGTCGATTCCAATCAGCTTCTCCACGTTCAGCCCTCATCCATTCTTTATGAAGACCATCACCCCAACGGTTGGCAGTTGATTCCATTATCATCTTACCACCGTTCAGCGCTGCAATTGCTGTTGCTTTTAATTCTTCACTGTTGTCAGCAAATGCAAATTCTGAAATGTGGAGAGCGTTACAAGAGAATGAACGAAGACCACCTTTACCTTCAGCAGAAACAGCAATGACACCTGCACCTGTATCAGCAAATCGAAGTTCGTTACCGTTGTCAACAGAAATTGGACGCTGAAGAGCAGGAGGAAGAGAGTCATTCATCCTCTTTATGATTCCAAGAAGGTGTCGAGCTGAGGAGGCTTTGTGGCTCATTGTTGCGAGGGTAAGGGGCTCTAGAGAGACGAATGCCTTCTGGAAGAGCCAGGCAACGATAATCGTAGACGAGCCAATCTGTCGACCTTTGAGAACAAGGACATCGCCTTCGCCTTCGAGAGCCTTCACAATTTCTATCTGCTCATCATTTGGAAGAAGAGGGACTCTGTGTCCCTTCTTGTCTACAATTCCAAGTTTGGAAATAAACTTGATAGGGTCGAGAAGCGTGTCTCTCCATGGCCCGCTGAGTAACTTACGTAGAGGGACACCACCCGACCGACCACTTTGGGGACCAGCCATTATTCATCCTCTTCTTCTTCATCATCATCCACAACTGAGAGGGGAGGAGGCTTTCCCCAGCTACCGTAATCTTCATCACCGTCTCCGCCTTCTGGAGCAATTTCTTTTCGCACCCTCTCAAGATTGACGAGCGTATTTACGAAGCCCACAATGTCTCGGCCTGAGAATGTTCGGGACTTTCCTGGCACACCCTTTTCAATTTC